CGACTCGATCACTCCAGGGTTGGCCTCGATGCGGTACTTCGAGTCGGCGTTAGGCGCTTCAAACGCCGCCGGATCGTCGAACTTCAAAAAGCCAATTTTTGCGGCGCCCACGCGCGCAGCGACCAGCTCGGCCTCGACGTACCCGCCGAGCATGCGCATCTCCACCATGCACGGGTGAAACCAGGTGATGCCGCGGGTCTGGTTCACGCGCTCGGGATCGTAGAGGTGGATGATGTACTCCGCCTGAATTCTTTCGCGCATCAGCGAGCCGCCGAGATCGGACGGGTGTGCGGGGTTGATGTGGTAAGCGACCGGAGCTCCCCACTTGTCGACCTCCACGCCCATGCGGACTTCGTTCTCCTGACGCGAGGCAAAACGCGTGAACAGATGGTCGACCTGGTCGGGATCAATCATCTGCAGCGCGAAGCGATATTTGTTGTTGAAGCCGGGGACCATTCGCACGAAAGCTTCGCCGTCGGTCGCGACGGTCTTCAGGATCAGCGTCTGGACCTGACGGAATGAGAGCTTCTTGTCGACGGTGCAGTTTCCTCGTTTGGCCCACTCGCACCAGGCCGCTGAAATCTTTTGGTTGAAGCCCTCGTTCAGCTCCTGATTGCTGTTGCGGACCTGCGGCTGATAGCCGATGCCCTTCTCGCCGAGCACGTTGGAAATGAGGATTTTCAGGTAGCTCTTCGCCACCGGATTGTTGCGGGAGAGCTCTCGCGCGCGCGCGCGGAGCATCCGCATGTTCCCTTTGATTTCCTGATCGGCGGAGAGAATCGAGACAACCCAGTCGAGAGTAAGGCGCGAGCCGGCGGCGCCGTTGAACACCGTGAGGTTGCGCTTCCCGCTGAAAAACCTGCCGATGCGCTCGATGAATGGCGGGAACTTCATCGATCGATTCCTGTGACGTCCTGCCACGTCGGAGGAAATTCGTTCTCTTCCTCAGTCGTGAAAGTGATGCGGTAGGGCACACCGAGCTGGCCGGGATTCTGCTGGCGCCAGACAGCCGCGCGGAACATCCCGCGGAGCTTCATCAGCTCGTCGAGCGTGTACTTCGTGACAGAGCGCCCGGAGATTTGGTAGCTCTGCATTCCTGCCGGCAGTTGGCCGAGGATCGCTGCCTCGATGACGGCCAGCGTTTTCTCCTCGAAAGTTTGAAACGTGCCGGCGGGAGAGCTCGCGACGTTCGGCTCGATGTTGATCACCAGCTCGTCGCCGAGGATGTCGTAGGTTTCGCCGGTACCGGAATTGGTGAGGCGCTCGGCGTAGCGATAGGGACCAGGCGGGAGTGAGGCGGTGTCAGTGGGAACGAACTCGATGAGGAAATCGCCGGCGTCTTCGACCGTCGCGGCCTTGTTGAATTTTGCGGTGAGACCGTTCAGGTAGATGGTGTAAGCCCATCCATCCGACGGAGCATAGTCGTCCAGCGAGCGGGTGAACTTGACCGTCGTGCCAGCCGGAAAGTGATCTGGCACGTAGTCCGGGATGATGGGAGGCACTGCGCCTGAAGCTAAGGCAGTTGCCGCTGGCCGTAAATTGGAGAGTTACTCAGTGCTTCACTTGCTATTAGAAGAGAGGCGGCTCCCGCCGGGGATTGGCATCGGGAGCCGCGAGACGGGAACGAAGGTGAGAAATTGTTTATAGCAGAGGTTCACCGCGAATGCTGCATCGATTTCAGGACGTCGTTGTCGAGATAGAGATACTCCCGAGGCGACGTCGTGCCGTAAATCCACTGCTCGCGCTGGCGATTTGCGGTCGTGGTCACGTTGACCTTGGTCGGCTTTCCCCAAGCGAGCAGCACCTGGTCCGCCGACATTCCGATCATCACTTTCTTTTCGTCCATCGTCTGGCACACGTCCATCGCCCAGTCGGAGTTTTTGGTGCACGCCGTGCGGACCGGGAGCCTCTTCAGGTGCTGAAGATCTGCGGGACGCGAGCTTGCTGCGACCTGCGCCGCCTGAGCTTCTGTGGCCTGCGTCGCCGTCGTGCCTTTGTACATCTGAACCAGGATGACCGCCGCGAGCAGTAGAACGAACCCGATAATTGCCTTTCTTAGCATGATTGCCTCCAGTCGAAGTTTGAACTGATGATGCCCGAAAGTCCGTGGTACCCGTTCCTAGGCTGCAACATTTGGCCCCTCGAACGCCCGCGTCATTTCTTCCGCTAGCTCGTGGAGCCACTCCCGCTTGAACGCCGCGCGCTCTCTCTGCCACGTTGCCGCCGCCTCAAGGATTTCGGCGAATTCGTTCGTCGCGAAGATGCCCACCATTTTGACTTCCTCCTATTGAATCCAGCGGAGAACGCGAACGTTTCCGGCGTACCAGATGTCGTTTGATTTCGGCTGCGAGACAGTGCCGACGCCGCGCTCGGGCACGCTGTCCATGATTTCGCCGCCGCCCATGTAGACCGCGACGTGAACTCCGTGGAAGTCGAGAACGTCGCCAGCGTGGAGCGAGTTGCGGTCGAGCTTGCTGAGGCTTTCCACTTGCTGAACGACGGTGAGGTCGCCGCCGCATCCGTTCCAGAACTGCTGAGCGGAGCAGGGAGCGTGGCGCTTGGCTTGGCAGATGTAGCCGGAGCAGTTCGCGTCCGCGTAGCTCGTGCCGCGCATCTCTTCGAGGCGGTCGAGGTAGCTCGGCGAAACGGTCGGAGTCCCGAGAGAAAGGGCCAGAGCCGCAACGCCGAGAGCGGAGACGCGGAACATTAGCGCGCCGCCTTGAGGTAGTTGATGATTTTGCTAAACAGCGAAACCTTCGCCGGAATCCAGACCGGAACGCGCTCGGGAACCTGCGCGCGGAGCTGACACGCTGCCAGAGCTTGGGCATCTGCTTCTATCTCGCTTCTGGTTCTTGGTTTGTTTGAGTTGGTTAACATAAAGATAGTCTATCGGTGTCTATATGTATGGTCAATGGTACCAAAGTACCGAAAGATAGCCTTTCGGTGCTATTGACCCTGATAGGGTTCGCAAGGTATAAATAGGGGTATGGCCACCAAACAGAAGAAGGCGGGCAACAAAGTCGCTGTTTTCGCGCTAATCGAGCCGGAGCAGAAGGCCGCGCTCGAAGAGATCGGCAAACAGGACCAGCGATCGCTCGGGTACCTGGTGCGGGAAGCCATCGCGCACTACCTCGCGAGCGCCAAGAAAAAGCCTTAGCGCCACGCCTGGACCCAGGACGAGCCCCGTCCACCGCCACCGTGAGGCGGTCCTCCGCCTGGCGGAGCTCCTCCCGACCCTCCGCTATCGGGTTCGGTCGGCGGCTTTTTCAGCGCCTCGGCCATTTCTCCGAGCTTGCGCAGCACCGCCTGGCCGAGCACGTAGAGCGCGGCCATCGCGTAGACCTCCAGATCGAGCGCTTCGTTGCGCGCACGCGTCTTGATGTACTCGCGCACCGTTCCTCGGCCCCGTTTGTAGCGGCGGACCGCCTTTTCCGAGGTGAGCTGCGCGAGGTACTCGTCCTCGATGAAGTCGGGCAGGTGCATGAAGCCTGGACCGGCAACCGGGATCTTCAGCCGGGCGAAGATGCGGTCCTTCGCAGTGTCGGTGCCGATGGACCACAGCTTCACGCGGTACGTATTGTTCACCGAGAACTTCCCGAGGATTTCCTTCCCCGCCTCGCTCGACCCTTTCAGTGCGAAAATCTTCCGGCCCTGCCGGGCGCGGACGAATCGATAGACCGAGTCAGTGTGCTGCCCGCCGGAATCGACCATCGTGCAGGAGATCTTCAGCTTCTGCCCGGAGCCGTGTTCAAAATCCGTTCTCGACAGCAGTAGCGAGTCGAGTTCATTCCAGACATCCTCCTGGCCGGGGTCGCCGTAAAATTCCTGGTAGGCGATGAGCCACGATTCCTCTTTGTCGCCCCATCCCTTCACCACGGCTGCAAGCCGATCGTTCTGCACATCGACGCTCGCGGTGAGCAGGCCGACGCCGTCGGGGACTTCCGCTTTGTATGGCTCCAGCCGAGCCTTGAGCGTGAGCGACTCAATCGAGTCGCCTTGCTCTTCCCACGTTTCGCCGAGACGGAGATTGATGAACGCACGGAGCTTCTCCACGTTTTTTTCGAGTGTGGCCTCGTGCCACTCCTGCGCGAGAGCAAACCAGTTTTCGCGCCACGGCGAATAGAGCGCGTTGATGTGGAAGCCGACGATCGCGCGGTCCGGGAACTCGGCAATCCACCTGCCGGCGTTGAGCATTTGTTGTTTGTAGCGCTCGGAGATTTTCTTTTTGCAGCCGCCGCAAACGAAGGCGACACTCGCGGGGTCCACCTGGTGGTCGGCGTTCGTTTCGTAGGAGAGCCGATACTCCTTCGTCACTGGATCTCTCCACCACAGCACCTGTTCCAGCGCGCAGAAAGGGCAGGGAACGAAGAACCTGCGCATGTCGCTTCGCAAAAAAGCGGTCTCGATCGCGGAGATGCCTTTCGGCTTCGCCGGCGTAGAACCCTTCACGATTTTGTAATCGGCATACGCGTCGGTGCGGCGCGAGCCGATCGCGATGGGATCACCTTCGCCTTCGACATCCAACGGATAACCGTCCACTTCATCGAACAGAACGACAGGCACGGGATCGGAGCGCAGGCCGGCGCCGGAGTTCGCACCGGTCAGCTTCAGGAAACCGCCGGGGTATTCCTTCAGCGCGAGCGTGTTCCCTGGCCGGCGCGTGGTGGGCGGCTTGATTTTTTTCCTGAGTGCCGGACAGTTTTCGATCATCGGGGTGATCGCTTTCTTCCCCTTATCCTTGGCGTTGTCGATGGTGGGCAGCACGTACATGATCGGACGAGGATCTGCGTCGATGTAGTAACCAATTATGTTGAGGAGGACCGCGTCGGTGAAGCCGACCTGCGTGCTCTTCTGAATCACCACTTCGTGAACGAGCGGGTTGAGGATCACGTCCATCATGGCGATCTGGAAAACTTCCGGGCGGAAAGGTCCTGGCCGGCTGGTCGTGCCTTTTGGGAGCGAACGATTGCGCATGGCCCACTCCGAGATGGTGATGTCCGGCGGCGGATTGAAATGCTCGCGCACGCGCACGAGCATCGTGTGGAAGTTCACCTTCGCCGATTCGTGAGTCAGCGATTCGAGTGTCATGACACTTCCGCCTTCGCCAGATGCGAGAGCGCTTCCTTGTGCGCTTTCTCGATGACCGCTTGGATCATCAGCCTCGAAGTTTCACCGACGAGCTCAGGCGCGACGCGCGCGCCGACGGCGAGCACTCTCGCTTTGGTAACCAGAATCAAATCGGTCATCTCGTGCTCGACATCCTCGATCGAGACGAGCTGGCTGCGTTCGCGCGCGAGCTCGATCTCGCGGAGATCTGCATCGGCGCGCAGCAAGCGGAGCCGTTCCTCGCGTTCGTTCGCGAGCACCAGTCCGCCTTCGCCGACGATAGATTTTTTTTCGACCAGCGCCTGCAAGTAGCGGATGTACCAGCCGGTGCAGATGTCTTGGTCGTATTTGCCGCGGAGTTTTTTCGGCAGGCCTTCTTGCACGAGCTGCTGGATTCGGCTCGGCGTGAGGTTCAGGATCACGGCGATCTGTTTGATCCCTACGATTCGAGGCTTTTCCGGTTTGTCTTTTCGCTTCGGCATGCATCCGCCCTGGGCGCGCCGTACACGCCGGTGAGTTCGCCGCTGAGCTGGAAGAGAAAAGTCTGAAACCACGCGCGGCAGAGCCCGCGCGCGCGCGGACTGCGACCGCACCAGATGCAGCGCGTCTTGAGAATCGTCTCGAACTGATGGCCGTTATTTTCTTTCACCGTCACGTCCGCGCAAACGCACGCAGCGTCGAAAGATTCCTTTTCGATCTTCATCTTTCCTCCAGAAAACAAATTGCCGCGAAAAACAAATCAAGTCTGGAAAAAAAACCGAGTCACTGGTGCCCCCTCGCGCGCGCCGTCACCCGCGGCCACGGGGTCACCG